ATCATTTTCATCATTACCATCAGGTGTAACATAGATTTGGTTAGTAACAGATACCAGACCAACAACACCAGTCAGGTTTGAACCATCACCATAGAAGGCTGTAGCACTTACAATACCCGTTGTGGGGTACATTGTAACAGCTGCACCTACTGATGTAATACCAGAGATATAAACATCACTCAGGAAGGTTGAGAACCCAGTGAGAGTAGAAATACCAGTTACTAATAGGTCTTTTGTAGTGGTAAGACCGGTGATACCAAGGTTTGCAATTGTTGCAACACCAGTAATATTCAGGTTTCTACCAGTAACCTCATCATATACAAGGTCACCAACAACATTTAGATTGCCAGCAACATAAAGGTCACCACCAGTCGTCGTAATACCACCATCAGATGCAAGTGTTGTGATGCCAGAGACAACTAATGAACCAGTCAGTGAAGAAACACCAGTTACGATCAGTTCTCTTGTAGTTGTAACTCCAGTAACACCTAGTGTTGCAATCGTAGAGACGCCAGTGACTTCTAAGAACTGGGTAGTTGTGAGTCCAGTAACACCAAGTGTTGCAGCTGTAGCTACACCAGTAACATCAAGATATTGTGCAGTCGCAACACCAGTAACACCAAGTGTCGATATAGTAGAAAGACCAAGTGTTGAATTTCTCGTGACTGTGAAGTCTCGTGGAATAGTAACATCAGTATTAAGACCTACAGTAATTGTAAGACCTGTACCTATGGTATAGATTTCACTAGTTCTACCCAGAATATCAAACCTTTCACCATCAAGGTCAATACTACTGGTACCAATATTACCACCATATTCTAGTGATACATTACCTGCGGCATTGTCAACATATGCCTTAATTGATTGTTGAGTTGCAAGTGCCTCGTTACTATTTGAGCCAAAGGTATCTTCATCTAGAATGGTAGTAACACCAACTGTTGCACCAGCTCCTGTACCTACCTTCAGAGTTGCAATGGTAGAAACACCAGTGACAACCACATTAGCTGCAGTTGTAACCCCAGTAACACGAAGGTCTTTATCTATAACTACATTGCCACCACTCAGTGTGGTGATACCAGTAACACTTAATGAAGTAACAGAAGCAATACCACCAATTGCACTCGTAGAGATACCAGATAGTCTTGCATATCTGACATCTAAATTTGCTTTAGGGTCAATCCAAGTTGGTGCAGCTGTACCTTGGCCTAGAAGAAGATTACCTGTGGGACCAATCGGTAAGAATCCAGTTGCATTTTGTCCTGTTTGATAAGGAATCCTACCAGAAGAACCACCTTTTAGGTTAGTAGAAATACCTGCACTGTCTGCATAGGAGACATTAATTGCTGCAAGTGATGTCCAAACAGGAGTTCCTGTTCCTTGTGATTGAAGAATTTCTCCAGCTGTACCTGATGCAGTGAATGCTGTATCATTTGGACCAGCCTGATACAAGATAGCACCAGCCGCACCACCTTTTACATCAGTTGCAAGACCAGAATTAGTTGAATACCCAGAAACTACAACTCCATTTGCCGAGATTGTAAGTTTTCCTTTACCGGATATTGGTGAAATCTGGATACCAGGACCAGGTTGAATTTCAGTTACAATACCTGTTAGATTGACACCATCACCAAAATACGTTGCACCGGTGATAATACCGGCAGTGGTGATACCAGTAAGAGATGAATTGAATAATGATGCACTATTGGTTGCATTGATGAACTTGGCGGTTAGTGCTCCACCAACCAGAACATTGTTCGTTACCCCAATACCCAGTGCGGTAAGTATTCCAGTAACAGTAAAATTTCCACTTACAGTAGAAGGACCTACGATAATAGGACCACTGTTATTGAACCTATTGGCTATCTTGTCGGCCCTAAGTAAAGACATTATCTATAATGTTTTATCCGTTGTTTTTATTTATAACCAGTATATATAAATATTTTTCAGGTATGATGATATATCATGAAAAAAGGCGAATTTTGTCCGTTAATTCAAAAGAAATGTGTTGAACATAAATGTGCCTGGTATACATGTGTAAGAGGAACAAATCCTAATACTGGGGAAGAGATTGATGATTGGCGTTGTGCGGTATCATGGATGCCTATGATGACAGTAGAAATTGCACAAAAGTCAAATCAAACTGGAGCTGCTGTAGAAAGTTTCAGAAATGAAGTAGTAGAAGCAAATCATCAGAACCAACAACTTTATGCACATGCCCTTCAACAGGGAATAAATGTTGCTCAAATAACTCCACTTAATCCCCCTATGATAGGGGGTGAATAAGGGTATTTAGTTCTTCTTACAAATAATTACATCAATGTATTGGACACGGAAGTCCATGTTGTTTACAGTTCCGGTATTACCAACAGTAATTGTGTGTTGATGGTCTGCATTTTGTGCATTAATACTAAGATTGTGACCGTGATCTGCGTTTGCAGCATTCGTACTAATGCTATGACTATGCCCAGCATTACCTTGTCGCACATTTTGGTTTGAATAACCAACGCCACCTTTGTTAAAACTGATATCAGTTACTGCTTCTTTTCTGCCGTCAGAGTCAAAATCACTTCTATTGTAGTTAAGACCTGTAATAAAGCTGCCGTTCACACCACCGGCATTAATACCGTGGTTATGAGGTACATTTTGGAAACCTGCACTTCCGCTATGAGAGTGATTTGCAGCAGCAGTTACTGCTTCTCCACCATGAGTATGATTGGCTGATTGATCTCCGGCACTTGCAGTATGATTATGAGTAGGTACTGGAACAGACCTCTCAGAAAATGCACTGGTGAAACTATTAGTACCACCAGAACCACCACCAGAACCAGAAACAACACGTAATGTTTTGTTATTATGTGTAGTCACTTTTGTCCAACCGGTTGGTGCAGATGCCTGGTAGAACAGCATCTGAGACCCGGAAGAAATAAGATTTTTTATACCATTATAAAGTTGTCTAGAGACATTTGTGGTCGCAGTTTTTGTTGTAGAGGTACTTGTAGGAGGATATGTGTTATCAAGTTGAACTACACCCTGTGCAGATGTTGTTGCGTTAGGTAGTCTTGCCTCATTAATAAGACCCTGTGAAATATTACTACCATCGAGATTTGTAAGATTATCACCTTTACCCGCCAAATTACCGGCAGTTAGTGTATTTGTTGATGGATTATAGATAAATTGACCAGAACCACTATCGATATAAGGTCTTTGATACCCAGCAGCCTGATTTGTACTGAAAAGAACTTGATAATTTGTATTAGAACCAGTTTCATCTACATTAATAAAGTCTGCTCTTGTTGCAGTACCTGCCAAACCAGCAGTTACTGTCGTTGCAGTAATATTGGTAGACTGAAGAGTATTTGTAGAAGGATTATAAAGTAATTTGTTAGAATCACTATCAATATAAGGTCTTTGATAATCAGCACCTTGATTATCACTAAACAAGATTTGATAGTTTGTATTATTATTTTTCTCGTCTACATTAATCAAGTCTGCTCTTGTTGCAGTACCGATCAAACCACCTGTGATTGAGGTTGCAATGATATTTGTTACTGACAGTCTATTAAGTGATGGATTATATGTTAATCTAGAACTCTCACTATCAATATACATCCTCTTATAGTCATATTCACCAGGATTACTGAAAATGACTTGATAATCAGTATTACCATTTTGAGGGTCTATATTAATATTATCCGCACCAGTGGCAATACCAGATACATTACCCACAAATCTAGTACAAGACAGTACATTTGTGGAAGGAACATACGTTAATTGATTGGTATCAGAGTCAATTAAGTGAAGTGGGTAGTTTGAACCCAAACCTACATTGTTTACAAATGAAACCTGATGTGTGTCACTGCTACTTGTAGTCTGAACACTAACTCTATCTGCACCAGTAGAAACACCAATAAAGGCCGTTTGATCTTGTCTTACGGTAACAATACCAGCACTTACACTGAAGTCATTGCTCTTGATGTTATTAATTGTACCGATACCCGATACATAGATGTTCTCAAAGTCTGCATAACCATTACTATCTAATCTGTTTCTAACTGTTGCAACACCAACATCAATTTGTTTACCATTATTTTGTAGATATATTGTTGCTCCCATACCAGCAACGTTAGATGCTTGGTAGAAAAGTCTATTTGGTGCATCAAATGGAACTCTAATGGTCAGAATACCAACCTGGGTACCATTACCATCTACACCATTATTGTAAATATTATCCAAGTCTGCTGTTGGTGCAGTCTTAATATAGAATGGGAAACCACCAGAATCCACATGAAATTCATATTTCTTACCGCGCAACAGATAAAGTTCTGGATCATCGGTGTTTTGTGTAAACCCAATACCTGGAGGGTCACCTGCAACTAGAAATCTAAATGTATCACTATTAACTTCTTCTAATGTAAATTTGGTGAATAATTCTGCATCATTTGAGACTAAATTATTTTCTACAGTTACATTCGTAAACCCAACTGTTCCACCAGCAGAAATTTGACCTGACAAAGATGTTCCTTTGATATTACCAGTAACTGTCAGGTCACCAAAAACATACTCTGCGGTTTGGCCAATCGAAACTGGTCCGATAACATCCAGAGTATATGCAGGAGTGGCAGAATTGATACCAATTTTTTTGGTAAGAGTAGAACTAGTAAATACCGTTCCACCAACACCTACATCAAGACCAATATT